CGCCCGAAGAGGCGCCATCCTCTAACTCCCTTGAAGATTGCTCTTCAATACTCGGTTAGAGACGATTATGACTGGCATCACCAGTCCCCCCGTTTAACGGGTTCTTTTACAAGGACACGTAACGGTGAAAAGTAGTTCTTTAAGGACTTCTTTAGGTACAAGGTAGGACTAGGAGACCATATCCGAGGGGATATGGCGTGAATATATGATCCATCGCTTCTTTTCGCGAAGGAGATATAGTTCACCCGTTGTTGAACGGTTCCAAGTGTAACCGCCGCCTTTCTTGACTCTGCATTCTTTTCAGGTGCAAATTCAAGTGAGAGTATTGGGACTCCACACTCTATAAGTGCTGAATAAGCACTTACTAGACTAAGGTGGTCGTCTAGCGCATCGTAATAGGTATGCAGGTTCCGCACTGTTCAGAGCGGATCCCTGACTTCCTTTCTAATGCGAGATACGTACACCCGTCAGTAAATACTGGCCGGATGTAGTACGTCGAGGAGCATGAATCCAAGGAGAGTTCGATCTAGAAGTCCAGGCCACAGGTGAGAAATTACCGGTTTATAAGTAAGATCCCACGCAGCATCAAAGATTTTCTTCAGTTCTGCCTCATAATAGAAAAGCAGTCCATCCGTCATCCTCTTTGCTAGTACTTGGAGCTGCACAGAAGACAGGGTTCGAGACCTATTCACATATGTGATCAGGTCTACCTTCTTCTCATGCACTCCACCAGGACCATACAGACCTACCTCGTAGGCTCTTATGGCATCTCTGGGAATGTACTTATAGTCTTTCAGCATTGCTAGTCTATCCCTAGCCTCTTCGATATCGTAACCTATTTTGGTTATACTATCAATGAGGGTCACCGAGAACAGATCAGGATTATTAATCCCGATCAGCATCGCTTTGGATCCAAGTGGGCTAAGATTTATGCCCGCGTGTCCAATACGCTTTGCGAACTCAAAGGTACCATTAGAAGAAATCACGGACTTGCTCATGTTGATCTCTACCCCGAATCCCCTTATTAGGGAGAGGTAACGATCAGCAGTACGTTCGTCATAAATGACTACGTCATCTCCAAGTACCGCGTATTTATCAAAGAATGCATTGTTTTGGTGGGATATCTGATATGCCATCTGAATAATGACATGGTGAGTAAGAGCGAGTATGGCCCAGGACGAGTAAGCTCCTATAGGTTGGCCCACTGCATA